TTAGCAACCTTGCTGTGTCTGTGACGGCTGGAAGCGGATGCGGTGGAGCTGGCCTGGCATACCCCAGGCGTGGCAGTCGCCGTGTATGACGTGCGGAGCGTGCAATGACAACAACACTGCAGGAGCTCTACCTGTTCAACGCAATGGGGCAGCGCTGGACCTATACCAGTGGTGACACCCCGGTAACGTATCTGGGCGACGTCTACGAGCCGGTGCCTATTGGCCGGGGTGGTATCGAGCAGACGCAGGACATCAATAAGAACGACTTGCAGATTAAGTTTGCTCGCGACAACCCAATGGCCTTGCTGCACTTGCAGTATGCCCTAGATAGCGTGATCAGCGTGACGGTATTTCAACGCGATGAAGAAGGGTGTTTTTTTGTGTTTTGGAAAGGGCGTACAACTGGTGCTCGAGGGGCTGGCAGCGAAGTAACTCTGGTGTGCGAGAGTGTTTTCACATCGCTGCGCCGTCCAGGCTTGCGTGCCCGATACCAGAAGACTTGCCGCCACGCGCTGTACTCGCGCGGGTGCATGCTGGACCCCGAGGATTTTGCCGTCGTGGCGCCAGTCACGGCCCCCGCCGGCCAAGGAGACACCGTGCCGGCTGCGGCCCTGCAGCTAGATGGTTGGTACCTTGGTGGCATGCTCCGTGCCGAGGACGGCTCCTTGCGCCTCATTACTGCACACGCTGGCAGCCAGCTCACGCTCTCGCGTCCGATCGAGATCCTGATCACAGCCGTCCCGGCGGCAGGGTACGGGTTGAGCTATGGCCAGTGGTACGGCTGAGAGGTGGTGGTGAAGATCTACCCCGGGTGCGATCGGGTGCGCGCCACGTGCGAGTCGAAGTTCGACAACCTCGACAACTTCGGAGGGTTTCCCTGGATCCCGACCAAGAATCCGTTCGGCGGGTCGTCAATCGTTTAAGGAGCACTGATATGGCGTGGGTCTATCTCGCGTATTTTGTTGTCAGCTTGGTTATTAGTTCAGCGTTGACGCCTAAGCCTAAGAGCCAGCCGCCGGCCGGTCTGGGAGACATCAAGGCGCCGACTGCAGAGGAGGGGCGCGAGATCCCTGTGCTGTTTGGCACGCGCGACATTGAGGGGCCGAACGGGGTCTGGTACGGCGATCTGCGTACCGTGGCCATTCGCAGCAAGGGAGGGAAGAAATGATCGACTTCATGGTGATCGGCCTGCCGCGCAGTGGTACCACCTGGGCTGCAAACTGGCTTACCACGGACGCAACGCACTGCGTACACGATCCGCTATACACGACGCATTACAAGGATTGGGACGTGCTGCTGCCGCATCGCGCGCCAGGCCGCAGCGTGGGAGTCTCATGCACTGGGATCTGGCGCTGGCCGGAATGGCTCAATGGCCACCCGGCGCGCAAGGTCATCCTGCATCGCGACGTGAATGAAGTGCGCCAGTCGCTAGCCGATATTGGTCTGCCGCCGATCGAACGCACCGCCGCGCAGCAGCTCGGCGAGATACAGGGGCTGCACGTGCCCTATACCGACCTGTTCGACCCGTCGCGCGCGCACGTCATCTGGTCATACCTCACGGACCGCCCGTTCAACATCGCCCGCCACCGCGAGATCTCCGCGATCGAAATGCAGCCGGAATTCTCTGGGCTGAGCGTCGGCCACGAGGTCACGCGACGACTGATGGAGGAGATCAGCCGTGCCTTCCGCTGAACCATTGATCGTGACGATGCGCGATGTGCGCGCGGCGAAGGGTTGCAGCCGCGGCGCGCGGGCATTTTGTCTGCGCCACGGCATCGACTGGGGAGCATTCCTTCGCGACGGCATTTCGGCAGAAGCGCTAATCGCCACCGGAGACGCCCAGGCAATTGCACTCGTGGAGGTGGCTCGTGGGCGGAAGCAGTAAGAAGGTCACCGTCGGGTACAAGTATTACCTTGGCATGCACATGATTCTATGCCATGGCCCAATCGACAAGCTGACCCGTATCCAGGTGGATGAGCGCGCCGCGTGGTCCGGAGACTCCACTGGAGGGCGAATCAACGTCAGTGCTGACAACCTGTTTGGTGGGGAGAAGCGGGAAGGCGGGATAAGCGGCGCCGTGGACCTCGAAATCGGGAGCCCAACACAAGTAAAGAACGACTACCTGACGTCCAAAATCGGCTCGATGATCCCGGCTTTTCGCGGGGTATGCGGCGTCGTCCTCCGTCAGTGCTACCTTGGGATCAACCCCTACCTAAAACGGTGGTCTTTCCGTATTCAGCGGGTGTTCCTTCGCTCAGGCGGGCAGGAACAGTGGTATCCGGAGAAGGCCGGAATCGGGCAGGGGCCGGGCACCTTCCTTGCGGTCGCCTCACCAGGATGGAAGTACAACGTCGCAGAGAGCGATGCAGATATCGAGTTCGCTTCACCAGCATTTGACGATTCAACCTGGGGTGTCGGTCAGCTGCCGTTCGCCAGCTCGGAATTCTCCTACTTCTCTATTCAGGCTCACCTAGCGGGCTTCACTGCCGGGAGAAACGCTAACTGGCCGGCAGGGAAGTTTCTGTGGTTAAGAAAGGACCTCGGGGCATTCCCGCGGGGGCCTAGGTACTACCTCGAGACCTATGTCGACAACCTGGTGTCCGTCTGGCTAAACGGTGTCAAGCTGGCGACAAAGATGGGGATATCGGATCACGTCCCAGGCGTTGGAACGTGGCTCAACTCGATCCATCTCCCGGAAACCCTGCTATCCCCAAGCGGCCCTAACCTGGTAGTCCTGCAGACAGAGGACACCAGCGGCACGTCCGGGTCATGCTACGTTGATTGCAGGGTAGTGACCATCGACTCTTTCGATATGAATCCCGCTCATATCATCAGGGAGTGCCTGACGGACCTTGACTGGGGCATGGGGTATCAAGAGTCAGATATCGACGATGCCAGCTTCACCGCCGCGGCCAACGGGCTCTACGACGAGCAGATGGGGATATCCCTGCTTTGGGATAAGCAGACTCCGATCGAAGATTTTGTGTCGGAGATCGTGCGCCACATCAATGCGTCGCTGTATGTGGATCGAACCACAGGGCTGTTCGTCCTGAAACTGATTCGCAATGACTTCGACGAGGAAGACCTGATCACCCTGGGAGAGGGCGAAATCGAGCGTGTTGATGGCTACATGCGCTCGGCGTTTGGCGATTTGGTGAATTCGATCACCGTGAACTTCTGGGATAGTACAACTGGCAAGACGGCAAGCGTCACTGCTCAGGATACCGCGCTGGTTCAGATCCAGGGTTCGGTGATAGGCACCACCTTGCAATACCCAGGCTTCACGAGTCGGAACATTGCCGCCAGGGTGGCAATGCGCAATTTGCAGGCCCTTTCCACCCCGCTATTGTCTTGCACCATCCAGGCTAATCGGGCTGCGGCCGGCTTGAATATTGGTGACCCGTTTAAGTTCGAGTGGCCTGACTATCACGACGGCTACATCGTGATGCGCGTAACCGGCGTTGCCCTGGGCGATGGCCGCAGGAATTCCGTTCGAATCACGTGCATGCAGGATGTTTTCAGCCTGCCCGAGACGGCTGCGATTGCCGATCCGGAGGATAGCTGGATCGATGTGTCACGTCCTCCGCAGGCGGCGCTGCATCGAATCGTCCGTGAGTTGCCCTATTACGAGCTGGTGCAGCGCATCGGACAGGCCAATGCGGATGAGCAACTGGTTCTCAACCCCGAGCTCGGTTTCGTCATCGCCAGTGCGGCGCGACCGGATGGAGCGATCAACGCCACAATGTCTGTCGACGCCGGGGCAGGCTACGAAGATGCCGCCTCGATTGATTTCTGCCCGTTCGCATTACTGGCAGCGCCGGCAGGTCCTCTTGACACCGTGCTGCAGATCAAGGAAGGCATTGACTTTGACTTGATCCAGGTAGGCACTCACATCGAGGTCGGAGAAGAACTCGTTCGCGTTGACGTGGTGGACCTTGGGGCTGGGACGATTACGGTCGGTCGCGGCGTGCTCGATACGGTGCCGTCGGATCACGCAGCCGATACGCCTCTTTTTGCATGGGATCAGTATGCAGACGGAGACACGACAGAGTACTCGCAGGGCGAGACGATCAACGTCAAGCTGAGACCCATGTCCGGAGCCGGGCAGGTTCTTCTTTCACAGGCGGCTGCGGACGAGGTGACGTTCGATCAGCGCGCACTAAGGCCTTACCCGCCTGGCAGGCTGAGGATCAATACTCTCAGCTACCCGTCTGATCTGACCGAAGCAACAAGCATCACCCTATCCTGGGCGCACCGAGATCGTCTTCAGCAGACATCCGGTTCGCTTGTGGATACAGAGGCTGGAAGCATTGGCCCGGAAAGTGGAACGACCTACACCGCTCGCATCATCAACGCCTCAACGGAAGATGTTCTGTTCGAGCAGGCCGGCATTACTGGGACGTCTTACGGGCCACTACCGCTCACCGGGAATTACCTGCTTCGGGCTGAGGTAATCAGCATTCGCGATGGCTTGGAAAGCTGGCAGAGGCTACAGCACGGCTTCGTCTACGGTTACCTGCAGTACCTCAACACCGAATCCAGCGATCGCCTCGTGTCCGAGGCTGGCGACAACCTAATCATGGAGTAACCAATGGCCGACGTAAAAATCAGCGAGTTGGATGCAGCGGCTGCGCTGGACGGAACAGAGCTTGTTCCGATCGTTCAGGACGGTGTGACGGTCAAGGCAACCGCACAGGACATCGCAGACCTCGGTGGAGGAGGGGGAGGAGGCGGCAGCACCCAGTCCATCATCATTGCCTGTAGCGACGAGACGACCGCTCTCACCGCTGGGGCAGGCAAGGTAACTTTCCGGATGCCCTATGCCTTTACCCTGTCTGCGGTTCGGGCCTCGCTCACGACGGCCCAGGCGGGAGGCAGCATCCTCACCGTCGATATCAACGAGGGCGGCGCATCAATCCTGAGTACGAAGCTCACCATCGACAATGGTGAGAAGAGGAGAAAAACCGCTGCGACCGCCCGCGTCATAAGTGACACAGCCCTCGCTGACGATGCGGAGATCACCATTGACCTTGACCAGGTTGGTGATGGGACGGCGAAGGGCTTGAAGGTGGCCTTGATCGGGGTGCCGGCATGAGCCGGATCGTAATGAGCACAAATGTCCGTGCTGCCCTCAAGTCGCGGCAGCGCGGATTCTTGCTCAACCCTTTCAGGTTCGGCTCTGAGGAGCCGCCACCTGGCGGTGGCGGTCCCGCGTGGGAGGATGTCATTGCCCTCTTGCATATGGACGGGTCGAACGGGAGCACCACCTTCACCGATGAGAAGGGTGGCACATGGACAGCGTCGAACGCTGCAATCACGACTGCGCAAAGCAAGTTCGGAGGAGCCTGCGGCCTATTCGATTGGTTATCCAGTGGGTATATCACTCGGGCGCACGCGGCCGACCTGAACTTCGGGGCGAACCCGCACACCATTGAGTTCTTCATGTACGCCCCGGCGTACCGGTCTGGCGGGCGTGGTGTTGTGTCGCGTCGGATCGGTGCGGTGTATTGCCCGTTTGAGTTGAACATCAACGGGAACGGTTCATTCTCCTTGCTCCTCGCAAATTCAACAAACGACGGTTGGGCGGCTATCACTACGTTCGGCACAGTGAGCTTCTCGATAGAGACTTGGACCCACGTGGCGTTTGTCTTCACTGGTGAGTTGATTCAGCTTTATGTTGGTGGCGTGAAATCCAATACGGAGGTTTCCTACACCACGATTGCAGACTCTACCCAGCCCATCTACCTCGGGCGGGGTGGTGACGGTGCAGCAGACGTCTATCTCGACGAGGCGCGCATCGTAAAGGGCGCTCTCTACACAGAGGACTTTACGCCGCCATCGTCCCCGTTCCCGAACTCGTAACCCAGGAGAAAAAATGCCTGCACAAACAGAATCACGATCCGGTCTCTACTGGGGCTGGGACCTCGGCGAATCCGGCTGGAAGACAGAAATGGACGCAAACCTGCTGTCCATCGGGCGTTTCGCCTACCACCTGTCCGTGAAGGATCGGGATCTCTCTGCACCCCCTGGATCCCCCGCCGACGGTGACGCCTACATCGTTGGCGCCGCCGCGACCGGCTCGTGGGTCGGCAAGGATGGCAATGTGGCTGTGTGGGACGAGGGCGGCGGCGCCTGGATGTTCGGCGTGCCGCGCGTCGGGTGGGTTGCGTACATAGAAGACGAGGAGAAGCTATCAGCGTACAAGCCCGGCGGTTGGTCTGAGGGCGTCGCCATCTAATTGCAAGAAACGGAAGAGTAGATGACTGAAGAACGATGGACTGGTCAAGAGCACCGCGCCGCTGCACGACTGGCGCAACGCGAGATCGAGGAGTGCATCGATCGCCGTGTTTCACAGCGGTTGGTCGAGCATGCGGCAGTTGAAAAGACATATAGAGACGAGCTGCTAGGCGAAGTACGCGCGTTACGTGAGCTGTTGACCAGCGCATTCCCAGATGGCGATCCGGACGGCCACCGCCGCGCCCATGAGGACGCTATTGATTTCTTCCGCGACTGGGGCGCGCTGATGCGCGAGATCCGTAACAAGACATTTGTCGGCCTGGTATGGGCTGGCATTGTTCTCGTAGGCCTGTCCGTCTGGTCCTACGTCAAAGCCAAAATCGGCGCGCCATAAGGAGGTCCCATGCGCTTTCGTTACTGGTTCATTTTTGGCGGCTCGGCGATCGTGCTGACTGCACTACTGCTCACCGACCCCGACCAGGGTTTGACGACCGGACTGCTGCTGCTCGCATTGGTCACACCGCTGCTGGCCGTGGGATTTGCGCATTACGCCCGGAAGGCTCTGCATGACTACCCCGAGGCCGACGCCCGCCGCCTATTTGCCCGGGCGGGCGAGCACCCTACCGGTGCAGGGCTGGCGCTGATCGCGTTAGCCATCGTGCTGTATGGCTTTCTCGGGCTTTTCGGGGCGTTGGCTGCGTCTGAGCAGCGG